GCCTCGGATTCATCCGACTCGTCATTGTCAGAGAGCTTTTCTTCTTCGGCGTCGGTCTTTTGATCAGCCGCTTCCGGTGCTGGTTGATCCAGTCCGACTAGCGCTTCGCTGATCGACATAACGTCGAAATCCACCTCTGCGGCCGGAGCCGCTTCCTCTGTCGCCATGAGCTTAACCCTCTCAAGTAGGAACCAGGCTGTGCGTCAGCCAGACCGATCAAACCTCGCGCGCCATGAGGGCACTACTCCACTTTGATACGTCTATTATCTCACACTACTGGACAAATGTCCAGCACTATTTTGCAAGAATGTATTGTTTAACGATACTCCGCTTATGTCTTCCGGCGACATCTGGATAGAATCGGCTATAGTTCTGCACAAGTGATTGCACTTTGTGTCACAAAATGTGCGGTGTTTTTGCAGCGACAAGTCGCTTAATGACAGCTTCACGCTACACTAAGCGGGTGTAGTGTTGCCGCACGGCAACATTTTGCCGTGTGGCTTGAACTATTGCGCAATTTGTATGCGCCTACTGGACTTTTGCCGCCGCCTCCCGGCGCATCTCCAAGGCGTCCCACAGTTCCTGCAGGGCGTTGAGCTGGCCGGCGGCGTGGGCGAGGTAGCCGGGTTCTTTGGCGGTGGCCATGGTGGCGACCAAGGTGCTGGCGTCAGCGATCCGGTCCTGCAACTCCAGCATGACGGCGAGGTAGGCGGGCGGCGCCTGGTCGCGGGAGAAGGCGAGGGCGCCCTCGCGGTCGAAGTCTTCGCTGACGGTGTAGAGGTCAGTGGGGATGGTTTTGGTTTTGGTGAACATAAGGTGTTTGCTGTTTGCGAATGGCGAATTAGCCGCGGCGCATAACGATAATCTCTAGGGCATGGATGGCGTTCTGCAGGTGTGGGCCGCATTCCCGGCAGATGGGGCCGTAGTGGGTGTCGTGGCCGTGGATGTCTTGGATACGAAGCGGCTTGGCACAGATGCCGCAGCGTGGGATGTCACTGCCGCGGCGTCCGGGGCGCAGGCGGCTAGGCGGGGATGGCGGCGACATGGTCATCAGTAGCTGCCTCCTCCGTGGCTGCGCAGGATGTCGCCTTCGACGTTGATGGCATCGGAGAGGCAAACGTAACGAAGCAAATCTACAAAATCTTTTGTCGCCCCTTTTTTCCCGTCCGCTGCGGTGTAGGTCTGCAGGCAGTAAATGAGGTTCTTGCAGTTCTCCGAGATGTAGAGCTTCGGCTGGTTGCGGGAGTCCACCGGCTTCTCGGGGTTGTATGACAGGGCGTCATTGATCATGCTGACGCCCTCATCGATGCTGTCGCCGGGTGTTGCGGTGAAGAGCATGCCGAGGTCGGCCATCTCATCGATGAGGGTCGTCGGGGATTCCTTGCCTAGCGTGCGGGCGTTGCCGTAGCGACTATCCATCCACCTTTCAAAGATTTCCTCGCCGGCCTCAACGCGCAGGATCTCGTCCTTGTAGCGCTCGAGGCCGAAGCCGAAGTCCTGCTGCGCGGGTCCGGGCTTGCCGTCGAGCTTCTTGCCATCCGGCAGCGCCCATTCGCCGGCGTAGCCCACGCCTTCGATGTAGGACGTTTGGTCGGGCCACTCGCGGTAGACGACGATACGGCCGGCAGTGTCGTGGACAGTCCAAATCATCGCCCAGTTTTTGCCAGACGCCGGATCGACCCAATGGTAGCGGGTGCCTTGCGGGACATCTGAGGTGCGGATGACGTGGACCTTGGGATTGAACAAGGGGAAGCGGCCGCTGATGGCTTTGGTCGGGACGCCGTAAGCGCGGCAAAGGATTTTTTCTTTGGTCTCGCTCTGCAGCTCCTTCTTCATCCGCGACCAGCCGGCCCAAGGATTTGACTGGGTGTGGAAGTAAAGGATCGGGCGACCTTTCGGATTGATCTGCTCAATGGGCACTTTGTCGTAGCCGGAGATCTCGCCTTTGTCGTTTTTGAGCGGCAGCAGCTCGGCGTCCGTATCGGTGACGGTCTTGGCGCCAGATAAGTAGTCGGCCACAGTCGGCGACCAGCCTTCCACCGGCGTGAATGTCACGGCGAGCTTGCCGTTCCGGTCCACCAAGCGGAACCGGAGCGTTTCGAGGACATCCAGCGGGACCAGCTCGTCCGCCCAGGCAAAATCGATTTCGCCGCCCTCCAGCGTGCTTGGATCTTGAGCGTAGTTGCGGAAAATGCAGATCGATTGGTTTGGTGCAACGAATTTTGCCTCGGTAAAGCCACCCTTGACGCTGTAGGTGATGTTTGTGACCTGTCCCTTGCGGGCGCTCCTCCACTCAGGAGGCATATATTTCCATACGCGGGGCTGCATTAGCTCAATGCTGTTTGGCGCGGTGGTCTGGAACAGCCACGCAACGGCGCCCGGCTTGGAATACATGATTTTGATAGCTTCCTTCGCCGCCCACTCCGTCTTTCCTGAGCGGTTGCCTCCAAGCACCAAGATCTCGCGGTGCTTTTCCAGCAATTCGGACGCGCGCTTCCACACCGGCGGGATGTAGCCATGGCGGAACGGGTCTGATGCCTCGCGGGCGATCAGCTCTTCCCTCGTTTTTAAGTATTTCCAGCCTTCGTCGGCGCCCAGTTTTTCGAGCAAGTCGAGATCGACCTGCATGACAGGGTGCGGTGTGGGCTTGAAGCGCGTCTGGTGCTCGTTCACGAAAAATAAATGGGCGCCGGCTGGTTGGCGCGCGGCCCCTCCCAGAGCCGATGTTGTTTATGCCGAGCCGGCGCCCAAAATGTCCAAAGTCGGATTCTCTGCGCAGGCGAGCTGGTCGATGCGCGCGGTCAGCCACCGGCCGCCATTCTCGCGGCAGACAGTGACGTAATCGTTCTCAAGGCCGCCCTGTGCGACAACGTAGAGGACTCGGCAGGTGCCGATGCCGTCTACTTCGACGCGGAAGTTGTGGGGCGGCCAGGAGATCATATGAAAAAACGAGACAGGGCCACCGGCATTTCAGTGCCCAGACGCACATTGGAGCCAGTGATGGTTAGCGTTCCCTGTCTGTTGACCGCTTCGCCTATCTTGCGAAAAGCCAAGGGGGCTTTTGTCAGCGAGGCGGCACCTTTGTTTTGCCGGGGACGGTGCGGCCGCACCTTTTCAGACGCACGGGTGACCATGGTTGCGAGGGTAGTGGGGTGCCGTATTATCTGGGGCCGACACGACCAATAAGCCATATCCCTCTCCCGACCACAGGATACACCATGCGGTGCTCCTCGTTTACTACGCTGCCCGGACAAAAAGAATGTGCAGGCGCCCCACTCGTCTCGCTCGGTGGAGCTGGGCATCCCGGAGATGGTCCGCGGCGTCACACCACATGAACGCCGGCGAGAACCCGCTTGGGCCTGCAACTTATAAATCATTTGGATTTGCGCTTGCGCATCTCGGCGCAGAGGGCGTCGGCCTTGCGCTTGGCCGCCTCGGCGACAAGTTTGGTGCGCTTGGATTTGAGGAGGACGATGGTCTTGTCGATCTCTTCAATTTCCGGTGTCATAATATCGTATTTACTCATAAATCGTGACGCGCCATAGCCCGATTTGCGCGATGCTGTAGCCGAGCCAGATGAGGCCGTGCCAGTAGCGTTGCTGGATGAGGCCGAGGTCGATGGCGACGGCGAAGTAGATGAAGCCGACCAAGGCGATGAGGGCGCCGGATGTCATTTGCTTGCCTCCTTGGGGCCCAGCCTCTCCTCGCGGTCGGCGGACATAGCGAGGAGCTTGGCTTGCTCTAGGCTTTCGGACTTCCAGTGGTCGCGCTCGCGTTCCATTTGCTCACCAAAGTTGCGGGCGATGGCCCGCTGCTTGCGCAGCCTAAAAACACAGTTGCGGGCCTTGTGAAGTTCCTGCTCCAGCCGCTCAATATGCTCGCACGCAGCGTCGATCATCTGGCCGGCTACACCCGGCTGCGGCTGCGGGATGCTGTCATCGCCGCGGCGCCATCGGTTGAAGGCGCGGAGGAAGGTGATGATTTCCGCCGTGGAGGTCATCGGCGCGCTTTGGCGGTCTTCGCGGATGCGCGGAAGGCTTTGGCGGTGGGCGCGCCGGCGGAACCGGGCTTGCGCATCTTCTCACCGCTTCCGGCGGCGATGCGGGCTTTTTTGGCGTGGATGTTTGCGTATAGTCCTGCGGGTTTTTTCATGGTTTGTTCTTTTTGATGGCTTCTCGAAAAAGGTATTGGATCAAGTAAGCGCCGGTTTCTTCGTCGCTGCTGGTGATGTGCTTTAGGAAATCCTGCACAACGTGATACAGCTCATGGACGAGCGAGCCGGTGTCTGCGGCGTCTTCGATCCAAACGACCGCTTGGCTTCCGCAGCACATGGCCCAAGCGGCGTCGGAGTCGTCGGGCTGGTTGTCGGGGTCTTTGGGGTCGAGCTGGAGGATGTTCGCACACCGCCGGATCGCCGATGCCTGTGGCGTTCCACAATAGAACTCCACGACCAGACCAAAGGTCTGTTCTCGGACGACGAACCGGCGGGTGCGTTTCATTAGGCGGCTTTTTTGTAGTCGTTTTGGACGTAGTAAAGCTCGAGGCGCTTTTGGAATACGCGCCACTCGGCTTCGCTGCTGGCCATCCAGCCGACTTCAAAGTCGCCTTCGGCATTCTTGCCAATTCGGACAACAGCGCGCCGGCTTACTTGCTGGTCTGGGCGATTTTCATTCCAGAGGCGTTCGTAAGCGGCCAACTGGAATTTGTGCGAGGGCCATATGCCTTTGGATGTTTTCCAATCGAGCAACACGATGTTGCCGTGGCAGTCTTTGCTTGGGGCGTCGATGGTGCCGCCAAAGCCGTGCTGTTCGCTGACAAGCTGAACCTCCGGCTCAAGAACCACCAAACCCTCCTCGTCCCACCATTTGCGAAAGTTGCCATACGCCACGGTAGCGCGTTCAATGTCCGCAGGTGAAAACTCAGTAAGGTCCGCCACATGGCCGTGCAGAAAACATTCAATCATAAAATGGCAGATCGTCCCGATGTCTGCTGCTTGGTCTCTTGCTTTTCTGTAGTCGATGCCGTCGATACCCAATTGCCAGGCCCAGTGGATTAGCGAGGAGTTGTCGTCGCCGATTTTGCAGATCGTTGAAGCTCCGGGCACTTGCGTGCCGTTCTTGAGAATGTAGCGCTGGTGTGCGCGGGTTTTCTCGAGCTTGACGATGCGCTTGCCGTCTTCGGTGAGGCGATCCGGCGCTGGCTCGGGCGCTTTCTTTGGGGGGCGGCGTTTTGCCGCCCCCCTTTTGACCGTCGTTTTGGCAGGCATGGCTACCAAGATTCTTCGGTGTTGAAGTCGGACTTGATCGGATCGAAATCGGCCTTGCCGCCGCCAGATCCCGTGGAGAACTCGGCGACTTGGATGGCACCGATGATCGGACTGATCCCGGCGTTGTCCTTGGCCATGGCGTAAGGCATGCCGAGCGCTTTGACGCGCAGCTTGCTGTTGCTCCAGACGGCGCGGTCGGTCTCTTTGACCTCTTCGTCGTAGACCTTGAAGTAGCGGCCGCCGTCCGGCTTGACGTTAGACTTGAAGACAACGCGGATCTTGCCGTCAACTTCGGACCAGAGCTGCTTGGGCGTGTATTGTTTGCCGTTTTTCTTGGACTCCCCTGTGACGAACTCCTTGGTCTTTGCCTTGAAGTTGTTGAGCCATTCCTCAATGTCCTCCGGCTCAAAGTCGATTGTGACCTTGAATTTCGGGGTGTAGTTTTGGCTGTCGCTGCCCATGGGGTCGGGCTTGTCGAGCCACGCATAGACGGCGGTGCCGACCGGCGTTGTTCCTAGTTCGATGATGTCTCTTTTGGTTTTCATGTGGTTGGTTGTTGTGTTTTCGGTTGGATAGGAAAGTCGGAGTGACGCAGCAGCGTGCAAAATTCGTTGAACGGAAGCGTGACGAGCATCGCGCTGTGGTCGCGGCGATGGATAACGGCACACAGGTCGGTGCCGGCGTCACGGCGGGCCTGCGCAATGGCGGCGTCTAAGTCGAAGCGGGCGCGGCCGTGGCGCTTGCACTCGAAATGCCATCCGGGCAAGCAGGGCACGACAATGTCAGGCGCAGAGACTCCCCATTGTCCCTGGCTGACCTGCGCGCCCCGCTTGGCCGGAAATCCTTCGGCGGTCAGAGCTTTGGCGACTTCGCGCTCAAATGACGCACCTTTCTGGCGGGAGTTGATCATTCGTTCAGCGCCTCCCAAAGCTGTTTGTCCGGCGCGTAGACGGAGCCGTCGCTGTCGGTCAGGCGGCCGGCTGGGGCGGTGCCCTCAAAGCGGGTGAGCGAGGGACGCCAAGTAAGGTTGAGTGTCCCGGTGCGGCCAGCGCGGTGTTTGGCGACGATCAGCTCGGCGTCCTGCGGATCGGGTTCTTGGTCCTGCACGGCATAGTAGCAGGGGCGATGGACCAAGCACACAATGTCGGCGTCCTGCTCGATGCTGCCAGACTCGCGGAGGTCGCTAAGTTTCGGGCGGTTGTCGCTGCGGTTTTCGGCTTGGCGGTTGACTTGGGCGGCGGCGACCACCGGCACGCCTAGCTCCATGCTCATGGCTTTCAACCCGCGGCTGACAAATCCGACTTCGTTCTCGCGGGACTGGGCGCCGCTGTGCGAGACGAGCTGCAGGTAATCAACGAAGATGCATTTGACGTTCCAGCGGCGGACGGCCAAGCGCGCGCGGCCGCGGATGTCGAGGAGCGTAAGGCCGCCGCGGTCGTCAACGTAGAGCGGCTCGCTGGCGAACTGCGTGGCGGCGTCCATAATCCTGTGCTTGATGGATGCGGTGAGGAAGCCGTTGCGGATGATCTCGGTGTTGGTCTCGGCGCGGCTCAAGACAACGCGGGCGGCCAATTCGTTGGCGGGCATTTCGAGGGAGAAATAAACGACCGGCACGCCACGGCGGGCCATGTTGTCGGCCATGTTGAGCATGAGCGCCGACTTACCCATGGCGGGACGCCCGGCAACGATGGTGAGCTGGCCTCCGCGGAGACCGCCGGTGACTTGGTCGAAGTCGCGGATGCCGGTCTGCAGGCCGAGCTTGCGGTTGCCGGACATGAGGGCTTCCAGTTCGTCAAGGAGTCCGGGCACGATGGCGCTCGGGGCGCGCATGCTGTCGGTGGCGGTTGTGAGGGACAAGCTCAAGACCGCTTCACCGGATTGCTGGAGGACGCTGTCGGCGTCGGTTGCCATGTCTTGGGCGGCGGCTTGCATGGCGACTGCTGAGTCGATTATGCGACGGCGCGCGTGGAGATCCCGGAGGGTTTGCGCGTGATATTCAACGCCCGCGGGACCGCCGGCGGACTGGGAGAGCAGCTCAGTGAGGGCGCCGGCGCCGCCGACAAAATTCAGTTTGTGCGCTGCATCGATGCGCTGCGTGGTGGCGATGAGGTTGGGCGTGCCGCCCTCGCCGCGAATCTTAGCGATGATCTCGTAGACCAGCCGGTTGGCGGGCGTGAAGAAAAGATCCGCATGCAGGCCAGCGATCTCATCGACCAGCTTCGGGTCGGCGAGAAGACTGCCGAGGACGGCGCGCTCGGTGGCGGGCGACTGGGGCACGGTGCGTTTCATTTAGGCGTGGCCTCCATGGTCGTCGTCATTCCCCAGGGCCAGAAGCGTCACGACCATGAACGCGACCAGCAGGAGCTGAGTCGTTATGACAAAGGCGCTGCTCACTGCGCTTCTCCTTTTTCCGGCGATACAGGTCCGCGCGCCACTTGAGCCAGCGGTCGGCGGCTTCGTCCACGGCGATGATGTCCTCGGCGATGTGTGGCCATTGTTGTCGGAGTATTCGTTGGGTCTCAGGGTTCATTGGGCGCCTCTAGGTGCTGCGGTGTGGCGTCCGGGATCTGTAGGCATATGTTGGCAAATGTTGGCATAGGGGGCAAGGATTTTTTTGGGGTTTTTGGCGAAAAAATGAGGTCGTAGTTGGCCCGATAGCGGTCGCCGTTGACCGGCCGCGGGCTGTCGCCTTTGCCGGCGCTCATAGCTCGTACGCCTCCCGCTTGACGCTGCATTCCTCCCAGAATTGCTTTCGGTAGTGCTCTTCCAGTTGCTCCATCTGCTCCATGGCGAGGTCGTCCTCCACAATGCGCTCAAGAT